TTTCAAAATGAAACGGGTAATGCGGTCTCTGGCATGAACGATAAGATTGATGAACTTAGTGCAGCTGGAAAATTACCAGAAGGTATTGATAAAGCTTTAAAAGATTCAAAAATATCAAACTTAGAAGGTCTAGTAAAAGGATCTGGAGGAAAGATAGATAGTATTATAAACTCTTTACAAAGTGCACCAAATAAAACATTAGCTCAAAAAGAAAGTATAGCTAAAGATTTATTTAGTAAATTTACGCGGTAGGATAATATGGCAAAAGAATTACAAGATCAAAATCGATATGTAGATAATGCGGAATATATATCTGCTAGAAAAAGTAGCGATGGTAGATCTGATCCAGATGGAATATTTCCAAAACCAGAATACGTTGGTACTACTTCTGTTAATAATGTAGCGACAGGAGCACAAGAAAAACACGTGTATTTAGGTGGTTCTACCGAAAATATGGATTTTGAGTTAAAAACAGAAGCTCCTTCACAATATCCGTTAAATCAAGTAAAGGAAACAACTTCTGGTCACATTGTAGAATATGACGATACTGAAGGTCGTCAAAGAATAATGATAAGACACCGAACTGGATCTGGTGTAGAGATGCGAGCTGATGGAACAGTAATACTAAGCTCAACTCAAAATTCTATAAGAGTAACAGCTGCTGATGAAAAAGTCATAGTAGAAGGTGACGGAGAAATTGTTTACAATGGTAACTTAAAAATGAAAGTTGCAGGTGATTTTGATTTAGAGGTTGGTGGTAATTTTACTACAAACGTTGCTGGTGATATTGATGAAGTAGTAAAAGGAAGTAAAGTTTCAGATATTGCAGAAAATAAAGAAGTAGCTATTCAAGGAAACAACGCAGAAACTGTACTTGGAACTAAAACAGAAACAGTATTAGGAAATGTTTTTTTAACGCATAAAGGTAATCTTGATCACGATATAATGGGTACTTCGGAAATTGCTGTAGGAAAAGAAGCTACTCTTACCGCTGAAAATGGAATAGTAATATCTTCTCTTGACATAAATATGGCAGCTTCATCGTTAACAGTCATAGGTGATAGCGGAACAGTAGGTGGACAAGAAATTGTTGCGTATGCAAAAGCAGCTCATATTCCTAGAGTTAACTCTACTTCAATGCACGCAACAACGTTTCATGGTGACTTAACTGGAGTGGCAGAAAAAGCGAATGAAGCAAATAAAGCTGGAACTGCAGCTATAGGTCCTGCCGGAACAGGTGGCACCCCAACAGTAACCACAGCCACTGATAAAAATACTGGACAACCTACTGCAAACGTCATGATAGAGTATTTAAATGAAACAGATTTAGGAATAAGAAGAGTAGACGTAGACCCATTCGATGATTTTAAAAATTCTATTAATAGACAAGAAAATTACGGAGGAATATCAGCAGTAGATTTAAGTACATCTTTGGCTCGATCTAAACTTAGAGATCCAAATAATTTAAAAAATCAAGATTTTACTGGAGCTTTAGTAACTGAAGGAATTATATCTCCTAATTTTGCAGTGCCAGTTCTTCCTAAGTTTGGAAGAATAGTAGGACCAGAAAAAACACCAAGGCGAGGCTCAGAATCAATTGGAAGTCAAGATGGTAGAACAAAAATATTTAGAGCATAATTATGACATTAATATTTAAAACAGACGTAGTTCCAAATCCAAAGTTTAATCCAGTATTTCAAGATGAAATATCTGCCAGAACTAGACTAGCCCCTGGGATTACTATGGCAAAATTTTTAGGAAGTAAAGGAGATCCAGTAACTATGAATCATATAGTTACTGATGCCGAAAAAAAGACACTGGCAAAACAGTATTATCTCCATGCAGAAGCCATGAAAACTATTAACGACTCAAAAGGAATAAAAGAATTTGAAGACTATAGACTTGAAGTTTTAGAAGGACTTTATATTCCAAATGCAAATGAGAAAGTTGATGTGAGTACTGGAATTAATCATCTATTAGAAAATGGTCAAGCAGTAGTTTATGTTTTAAGAGATACCAATGGAAGAATAGCTTTAGATAAGACATTTGATCTTGCGGTGTACTGGAAAGATAATTTAGATTTTGAAAAAATGATATTAGATTATGATAATTACAATCCAGATGAATCTTTACATGCTTGTATTATACTTATCATGCCACAAATAGTAGCACCTTGGAATGTAACGTACAATAATCGATTAGAAACAAGATTTAATAATAACGTTCAAGCTACAAATGAGTTAATAGAAGTATTAGATCCAAATGAAAATTTTGAAACACTAGATATTTGATATAAATAGACAAAAGGATTTTAAATGCCAACAAGAGCTTTTTCAATTGAAGATGGAAACATCGGAAACACTAGCATTTTAACTGCTAAGAGTAACGCATACTCTGATTTAGACTTAACTTTTGCTAAAAAAGGCTCTGGAGACATTTTTAAAAAACAACATGGAGCTTCAGTAAAGCAAGCAATAAGAAACTTACTATTAACTAATTTCTCTGAAAAACCGTTTTTACCGACGTTTGGTGGCGACTTAAATTCAATGTTATTTAGATTAAACACAGATATTGATGATGATAGTTTAGAAGATGATATAATAAAAGCAATTGAAACGTATGAACCAAGAGCTAAAGTATTATCAGTATCAACTAAAGTAAGTCCAGATAATCATGAAGTACGAGCAAGTGTAACATTTCAAGTAATAAACACGTTAGAAGAGTCATTCGTAGAAATATCATTAACGAGGTTAAGATAATGGCAACGACAATTAAATCAACTCAATTAGATTTTGATACTATTAAAAATAAATTAAAAGACAAACTTAAAGAACAGACAGAATTTGCTGATTATAACTTTGAAGCTTCTGGACTTAATAATTTATTAGATGTGTTGGCTTACAACTCTCATTTTAATGGTCTCACAGCAAACTTTGCTTTAAACGAAAGTTTTCTTAACACTGCTCAACTTCGAAGCTCAGTTGTTGCTCACGCTGAGACTCTTGGTTACGTACCAAATTCTTACACGTCTTCTCAAGCAAAATTAAATTTATCAATATTAGTCCCTACTACGCCTAGACCTTCAAGCGTTACTTTAGAAAGAGGTGCTACTTTTACAAGTAGCGTAGACGACGTAAGTTATAATTTTCAAACTCGTGAAAACTTTGTTGCAACAGATGATGGAACTGGTTCGTATCAGTTTAAAACATCTACTGGAGATACTGCCATACCTGTTTTTGAAGGAATAGAAAGAGAAAAAACTTTTATAGTAGGAGAAAAAACAGATTCTCAAATTTATGTTATACCTGATGTTACTATTGATATATCTACTATCAGAGTTAGAGTTTTTGATAGTACAACTGGAACAAGTTTCTCAACTTACACTAACATTAAAGATGCTGTAAGAATAACAAATGACTCGACTTATTATCAAATAAAAGAAGTTCCTAACGGTTATTATGAGTTAATATTTGGTGATGGTACATCAAGTGGGAAAGCACCTGTTGCAGGAAATAAAATAGTAGTTGATTACCTTTCAACTAAAGGACCAGTCGCAAACGGAGCTGCAACATTTACTACAAATGTAGCATTAAGCGTAAGTGGTAGTTCATATCCACTAAGCGCAACTACAAGTTCTGCTTCAGCTGGAGGAGCATTTAAAGAATCTATAGAATCAATAAGAAGAAACGCTCCAATTGCTTTTAGTTCTCAAAGAAGATTAGTAACGGCAGAAGATTATAGAGCTCAAATTTTAGCTAATTATGGTTCTTATCTAGATGACGTAATTGCATGGGGCGGTCACGACAATGTACCACAAATTTATGGAAGAGTTTATGCTGGACTAAAATTTAAAAATAACATAGACGCAGCAACTCAAACACAAGTTAAAGACGATATTATAACTGAACTATCAAACAATTTATCTATCATGTCTATAGATCTTGTTTTTGTAGATGCTATAACCACTAAACTTGAACTTTCTACATTTTTTAACTTAGATCCAGACTTAACAAGTTCAACGTCTCAATCTGTTGAAAATCAAGTAAAAAGTACAATCAATTCTTTTTTTAATACTAACTTAAAAAAGTTCAATAAAGTTTTTAGAAGATCTTCTTTACTAACTGCTATTGATGCTTTAGATGTTGCGATATTAAATTCAAGAATGGATGTCAAGATGCAGAGAGAACAGGCTATAGACATAGGTCAATCTTTAACTTACACTATAAACTTTCCAGCATCTATAGCACAACCGGATGATGTCAATAGAATACTAACTACTTCACTATTTACTTTTAATGGAAAAACGTGTTCAATACGAAATGTTTTAAATTCTAATAAATTACAAATAGTTGATAATGATGGAACAATACAAATTGATAATATAGGAAGTTATGAAGCTTCAACTGGTACAGTTTCTCTTGTTGGTTTTAATCCTACAGCTTTACAAGGGCAGTCACTTCAAGTAAGTGTGGTTCCAGCTAATCAAAGCACTATAAGACCATTACGTAATTTTATATTAGATATAGATAACGTAAAATCAATACCAATAGCTCAGTTAGACTTTCAAAATACTTTAGTAACATTGTAACATGGCAATACCGTTTTATCACAATAGAAGACCAAAGAACTTTCAAAATAGAAAAGTTACTGAGGCTTTGCCAGAACATTTTACTGGTGATTACTCTAAGTTTATTACTTTTCTAGAAAAATATTATCAGCAATTAGATTCTGATGCAGATACTTCTTTTGGTAACGAGATTCGCCAACTGTTTTCTTTAAGAGATGCCGGAGAAACTACAAGAATAGATAACTTAATATCACAGATTGGAAGTGGTATACCAAATGGAGACAATTTTACAGATCCTCGTTATGCGGCAAGAAGACTAGCAGAATTACAAAGAAACAAAGGTACAAAATTTGCCATAGAAGAATTTTTTAGATTATTCTTTCAAGACAGTATAACAGTTGAATATGGAAAAGACAGTTTATTCATAGTAGGAGCGGGAGACTCGAATGTTCCAGCTTCACTAATAGGACCAGAATCTTTAAAAGTTATACAAAATGGAAAGCTTTACCAAGTGTTTTCTATTCTTATAAAAACTGCTTTGTCTAGCAATACTTGGGAAGAACTTTATAAAAAATTTATACATCCAGCTGGATTTTATTTTCAAGGATTAGTTACTTCTGATGCAGAAGGATTATTAGCACCAGTAGCACAAGGGTTTATTAATGATTTTGATTCTGGTGTTGTACCAGTACTAACGCAATCTTCTTTAACTGCTACTGCTCCATTTGCACAACTTACAGCTTTGATAGATTCAGATCAAAATGGTGTTGATGATTTTAGAATAGGATTAGATCAATTAGTTAGTGTTTATCAAACATTAACATCTACGCAAATTGATAAATTTTACTCTAGTGTAAGTGAATTAATTGGACCAAATTCATTTAAGTTTGATGATAGTGATATAGGTGACAGCGCAGGAGCAGCAAGACCTGATTTCTCACTTTCTACAGAAACTATGGATAATGAAATATTCGGAAATTACTTAATTGATTCAACTTTCTAGTATAAATAGAACTATTATTTAGGATAAAAAATGACAAGACAAAATATTAATACAGGCTCAGCAGCAAACGACGGTACAGGCGATACTTTACGTACTGCTGGAGGAAAGATTAATGATAATTTTATAGAACTATATAACTTTTTAGGAGCAGAAGGCGATAGTAGTACTTTAGCATCCAGAGTAAAGTTTCAAGATAGTGCGATAGTATTTGAAGGACTAACAGCGGATGCACACGAAACAAGATTGTTTGCTGTAGATCCTACACAAGATAATATTATAAATTTACCGGATTCTAGTGGTGATATAATACTTACAGTTGCAGCACAAACTTTAACTAATAAGACTATAAATTTAGCTAAAAACACATTAACTGGGACAACTGCTCTATTTAATACAGCTTTATCTGATGGCGATTTTACAACTATCGCTGGAACAGAAACTTTATCAAATAAAACTTTAACAGCACCAGTTATCAACAATCCAAAACTTGCGGCAGGTTCATCACTAAACGATTCTAATAATAATGAATTAATTAAGTTTACACAAACAGCTTCTGCAGTAAACGAGTTTACGATAGCAAACGGAGCCTCAACAACTGGTCCCTCTTTATCTGCAACTGGAGGCGGAGCAAATTTAAATATATCATTAACAGCAAAAGGAACTGGCTCAGTTGAATTAAATAAAGCTGCTTTCTCATCTTCAACAATGACAGCAAATGGGAATGCAAGCACTTCATCAACTTTAATTATAGGTAATAAAGGGACTGCTTTAGCAGTAAGTTTAGGAGATGGAACAACAGTTGGAGAATATAAAATTTTTACAAATAAAGGTGCAGGAGCCATGACAGTAACACCTACTAATTTTGCTCAAGGCACAGATTTTGAATTAGCACAAAACGATGGATGTACCTGCGTATGGGACGGATCAA